GAGTTATTACATGTGTACTTAAAAGAATTCAGTGAACTTATACAAAAATTTCATGAAATAGAAAAAGCGTCATCAGAGAACTTTGACGAGGAATCAGATGACGCAAAGAATTCAATAAAAGTAGCAGAGTAATTTAGAAATTACACATTCTTATTATAACATCTTTACTCTGTTGTTTCATTAGAGGTGCAAAAAATGAATGAAATTAAATTGAAATATGATACGCAAGTTTCGGTGGTACATTATGAAAGTTTAGACTCACGTTCATTTAAGAGCTTTTCAATGCCTAAATGGAGTAAGTTGGTTAATAAACTGTCTGTGCCTATAGAAGCAAATTATAAGTATGCACGTGGTGTTGCTGTATATGGTGATATTAAAGACAATACAAATGATCATGGTGAAATTATCAAAAAGCATCGAAACGATAAAAATGTCATATACAGAGATGTGATTGTACTTGATTATGATGAAATAAATGATTTAAAGCAATTACATGAAGCAATCAGCTCAGCTTTAAGCAATGTTGCATGGTTTTGGCACACAAGTTACTCGCACAGAACTGAACAAGCTAGAATACGCCTTTATATCCCTCTAAATGAGCGAATAAGTGCAGATGATTATCGTAAATATACAAAAGTATTAGCAAACAAAATTGGTCATAAAGTGGATGAAGGTTCATATCAGCCAAGTAGATGTTTTGCATTACCAGTTATTCAAAAAGGACACATATTTATTAAACGAGTGAATGACTGTCCAATTATGGATGTTGATATGCTTGAACAGTGGTTAAAGGAGTATGAACAATCAAATGTTAGTCCGAGTGTCATAGGATACACGCGACGAGATAGTAAGTATTGGCGAGAGTTATGCTTTGGAACAACCGAAGGCAATCGTAACAATGCACTAGCTAGCTTAGTTGGGCATTTATTAAGATGTCACGTTAATGATTATATTGTTTATTCATTTGCTTTATTATGGGGGCAATTCGCATGTAAACCACCTATGAAAGAACAAGAAATCAACGCCACTTTTCAATCGATATTAAATAAACACTATAACAATTAGAAAGGGGCTTTGTATGGAAACAGGTAAAAGTGATGTACTTGATAAAATTGAAAAAATTAATAAAAAAGATAGTGCCATACAAGAAATTATACCGAAAGGCTATGAAATTGAACATCATCAATGCGGTGTTGCCTTATATCAACTTATACCAAGTAAAAAAGAAGGCGAACCAGATAAAAAGGTTTTTATCACAAATACAATCCCTCAAATTACTGAACGCTTTGAAGATATTGAGAGTAACGAAGTCAGCTTTAATATGCTTTTCTATGACAATAAAACGCCAGTAAATATAGCTGTGAGTGCCGAAGAAATTTCAGATAGTCGTCAACTCTTGAAATTGGTTAATAAAAAGCTAGATGTAACATCGTCAACATCTACTAAACTTGTTGACTATATTAATATATCTAAACGGTATAATCCACCATTAAGTGTTAAAGTTGCAACGCGTTTGGGGCATGTGAAAGGTTATTTTATTTATCCTTATCAAGAAGTAATGAAAGACAGCAATGTCAAGTTGTTTAGCAATGATAAAGGGTTTCAAAAGTTAATAGACTCTTTTCGAAGTAAAGGAACACTACAAGGTTACTCTAAAAAGGTGTTTGCTCAAATAAAAGATTTACCAATGGTAATGGTTATGTTGTATGCATCTTTAGGCTCAGTTTTATTAAGAGAATTTGGATTACAACCCTTTATTGCAGAAATATCAGGTAGTACATCCACAGGTAAAACATTCACACTCAACTTAGTATCAAGTGTTTGGGGAACCAGTGACCTTATTACGACATGGAGTTCTACTCAAAATAGTATTGAATCAATGGCGTCATTTTTGAACTCATTTCCAATGTTTAAAGATGATACGCGTAACACACATCCTAAGTTTGTTACCAGTGCCACATATAACTTTTCTAGTGGTGAAAGTAAATCGAGAAGTAATATTAATTTAACGCTAAATGCTAAAAAAGAATGGCGAAATATTTTAATTTCTACTGGTGAATCATCTATCGCAAATATGGCTGATGAAAAAGCGGGTGTATCAGCACGTGTAGTTACACTACAAGATCCACCATATCCAGATAATTTTGATTTTACCACATTAGACAAATCGTTTAGGGAGAACTATGGAACGTTAGGGTTGGCATTTATTAAACAATATGAGTCTAAAAAAGACGTGTATAAGAACGCTTTTGAGAGCTATCAACGGTATTTTAATCAAAAAGGTAGTAATGAAATCATGCAACGTTTAGGACGTGCCTTTGCGTTACTACAAGTTACCGGTGAGGTTTTGAATGATATTGATGGGTTTGAACATGACCATTTTAAAATTATCGAACAAGCCTATGACAGCATGGTTAAAAACAATAAGACGATTGATAAACCTAAGCAACTGTTAGAGGAACTATTACAATATTTAGATGCGAATAGAAATAATATTGTAGGTGACGGTTATGATTCAGTAAATTACGGAGATGTTAAAGCGGTATATAAACATGATTTTCTTTGTATTAAAAACGAAACTGTTAAAAATAAATTAGGACACGAAATGCAGACGATTACAGGGCAATGGGACAAAAAAGGTTATTTAATAAAAGATAAAAAAAGAATTCAAAAACAAGTAAAACATAAATCTCAAAGGCATCTGGGTTATGCGATTAAAAAAGAAATAATTGAAGAACTAGGATTTGATTTCTCGATTTCACATAATCCATATACAGAAAGTTATTAGTACACACAAGTACACACTCAATTTTAAAATATGTGTACTCGATAAATTCAATAATATCAACAGTTACATGCAGATAGTACACGAAGTACACAATGTACACATATAAATATATAGTCATAGTTAAAATTAATAAATTAATTATCGTAGATTTCTAAATAATATACAACTATCACTAAAATTTCTGTGTACTTTGTGTACTAATTATCACGAGGCTATATATATCAATGTTTTAACCAGTACACGAAAGTAAAAAAAGGTGTGTATTTAACTGTGTATGGTACACAATCAATATAAATATGGAGGTTACACATGGATAAAGAACAACTTAAAAAGTATATATACGAATATGTGAAAGAATATAAGGAGATACCGATATATCAGTTAGAAGATTTGTTTAAAGAAATAAATCACGACTATATAGGGAGAACTAGTATCACACACGATAAGGATGAGAATATTGTGTTTTGGAGTGGATGGAACAAAATTACAATGTTTGCGTTGATTGAATTAGTTAAAAGTGAACAACTTGATTTAGTGTATAGAGGTAGTTTTGTAATGCGTTATTTGTTGGATGGTAGAGTTCCTAACTTACCATTAGCAATTTGTTATCCAGAAGATGGACAACAAACTGACGTGCCCTCATGGGTGCCTATGGTGTTAAGAATAAATAAAGAGGAGAAAATCAAATGAACATAGAAAATATTGTAAATCAATTTGAAACACGAGCAGGCACGTTACTAAGGTACTACACTGGATTATTAGAACATAGTAAAGTACAACCGTATTGCTTTAAGTTATATAATGATCCGTTTGATATGTGTTATGTGGTGATGAATAGTAAGTTGTTTGGTCATGTATATATTAAAGATTGTAAAGTAAGGCAATCATTTGAATTAGCGTCACCTAAGCACACTGAGGGGCTTATAAGAAGCATAGAGGGGCATTATGTAGGTTATGAATTACATGATGGTAAACAGCTTTCTATTAGTGATGTGATGGCTAGTCAATTGTTTGAAGATGAGTATTTTATGTATGGATTACAAACATATGCAGAATCAAATAATAGTGATGTGTTTGAGTACCTAGAAAATGGATTTGATACAGATACACTTGAGGGCATTCAGTCAAGTAATACTGATGTGATATCGAATATTGAAATGTTGTATCAGATAGCTACGGGAATCAATGAACCAGCACCAGAGTTAGTTGAGGGATTAAAATTAGTAACTGAGTTTGTACAAGATGAGAATGCGACACAAGAGGATTACAAGGCTTTAGAACGTAAGTTAACTGAGTTGAAGTCATCTTATTACAGTTTGAATAAGTAATTAAATATGGAGTCACACGTGGTGTGTGGCTCCTAATGTAAAAGTATAAGGTATAGAAGTTTTAAAATGTAAAGGTTGCAACAATAGTGAGTTAATAGATAGGTGTGCGAAATTAAAAAAAGTGTGAAANTTTTATGGCTTTGAAAATAATAAGGTTATATAAAGGTGTTAGCTTTTAAAATCGGAAGGTATACAGTCTTTGAGAATTGAAAAAATGGCAAGATTTGTGCAAGGTGTGCGAACTTTGTTAACGCTAATACAAGCTAAAGTTTGTGTTTTTGGTATAGGCCTAAAAATTAAGTTTGTTCGTAATTTGTTCGCTCTGTTTTATCGAACTTAAGTTCTGTATTTGAATGATCTAAAAGGCTCCTTATTAATTTTATAATGTTGTTTTATAAGTGTTATATGAGATAGGCTAAACAACTGACAAAGCGTGCTATAAAGCGAACGTAAGTTTGTTTTAGGTCAGTGAAAATGGTATAATTTAGGTATGAAATAATTAAAAGAAAGAGGTGTAGAAATGCAAAGTATCGCAGAAAAAGAGACGTATCATTTACCCACCGAACACCTGCAAGTTTTCAATGTGATAAAAAATACGTCCAATAAGTATATTACTAAAACTAAAATCTTAAATCAATTGGGATATGAATATAATTCAAGCAATGAACGATGGTTACGAAGAGTAATCAATTCATTAGTATATGATTATGGCTATCCTATCGGATGCAGTTATAAACCTAGTGAACGTGGTTATTACATCTTTACGACAGAACAAGAAAAGCAACAAGCGATGAGAAGTATTAAGAAATTAGCTGATGGCAGTATGAAACGCTATGAAGCTTTGAAACGAATCGAAGTGTAAAACAAAAACTAAAGAAAGAGGTACTTATAAATGACAACTACAACAATCACGGGTGATACGTGGGATGTATATTTTAATGATAGACGTTATAGAAATTTGTTAGGAGATTTTGAAGATCTAATAACAGAAACGAAATCATTAATTAGACAAGGCTATAAAACGGATGTTATTAAAAATAAAATGGATAATAAGGCTTTGAGCCTACAATCTAAATTCAAAGAATTAGGACAAATATTATTAGATGAACATGAAGAAAAAATAGTAGAAATCCAACAAAAAGAGAAAGAATCTTCATATGAGAATCCACAAGTTGAAATGTTGAAACGTCAAGACATAGAGGCGAAAGTAAATTTAATTGATGCAGAAGAACTATTTAATCTTGTTTATAATGCCAATCCTAAAACCACTAATGTATATGAACTTAATATCTATAAAAAAGCGATAGAAAGTCGTCTTACTGAAGATGAAAATGTAAGGTTAAAACCTTACTTTGATGTATTGGTAGAAAAGGTAATTTATCCATATCGAAATAATGAAGAATATCAAAAATTAGAGTATAACTATAATGTTTTAAGACAGTTTGGGTTACAAAATAACGGGCAACCAGTCATCAAAGATAGTGATGGCGATATAGAAATTATTAACATTCAAAGTAAGTATAACGAAGTGTTCCGTAACGCTTAAATCAAAAATAGCCTATCCAATTCGGGTAGGCTCTGTTTATAGGGGTGAATAAATGAAACTGCTTAAAACGAAGAATTGTTTATATTATCGTAATGGCGACAATAAACTATCTGAGTATCAACTATTAACGCAATTTAACCCAGCATTTATTAATAAAAAAATTAAGATGTGTGAATTCCAAATTGAAAGTATGTACCATATGAGTGCGTCGACCACAACATGTGATGAAATAATGGGGGTCGTGTCTGTCTCATATCCGATTGAAAAATTAGTTATCAAAATTATTGAAACAAAAGCAGGGTTACAAAACTATAAAAATAGATCTATAAATAATATGGCGTTGTTGAAAAAGGTACTAAATCATTATACAGAAAAAGAGCAGAAGCAAGTTGTAAAATATATGCGTTCAAATGGACGATATAAACCCTACAACGTCATTGAACGCTTACAGGGTGATTTGTATCAAGCAAGTATTAAACAACGTTCAGAACGTCAAAAACAAAGAAATATAGCAATTGAAAATAGCAAGATTGCACGAGTAAATGCTTATCACCAATCTTTACATGTAAAAGTGGTGTAACAATGGATAAACAGCAAATAAAAGGCTTCGTTTGTGATTATCATGAGCGAACTAGAAGTGATGTATTAATAGATGATGATATAAATACTGATGAATTCTTTTCAATAGGTGATGAAAATTCTAATGAATGGATGACAGACGATGACATTGATGATCATATTGTAAAGAATCACTTAGAAATGATTGTTGACCGAGTAGCTAATGATAAAGAGTTTTATATTTTCGATTCTTTAATACAAGGACGTAGTTTTAAAGATATTAGTAATGTCTTAGAGTGTTCAGAACAATCTGTAAGATTATGGTATGAAACCTTATTAGATAAAATTGTGGAGGTGATAGAATGAGTGAGTTAACGGCAAAACAAGCGCGTTTTGTGAATGAGTATATAAGAACACTTAATGTAACACAAAGTGCCATAAAAGCAGGCTATAGCGCAAATAGCGCACATGTGACAGGGTGTAGGTTATTGAAGAAGCCACACATCAAGCAATATATACAAGAACAAAAAGATAAGATTATAGATGAGAATGTATTAACCGCAAAAGAGTTACTACATGTGCTTACGAATGCGGCAGTCGGTGACGAAACAGAAACGAAGGAAGTTGTAGTCAAGCGTGGAGAATATAAAGAGAATCCACAAAGTGGCAAAGTACAATTAGTCTATAATGAACATGTTGAACTGATAGAGGTACCAATAAAACCTAGTGATCGTTTAAAAGCTCGTGATATGTTGGGTAAATATCATAAATTATTTACAGATAAGCATGATATAAACGGT